ATATTCATTGGAGATAAATTGGTCATTCTCGTGACTCCAAATGGCTCCAATCTAACCCATGAATTACGAGAATTGCAATCCGGTCTACATTCAACAACTCTAACTACATCACCATATCGTAATAAAGCTATACTATGTCCATAGTTATCAAACTCTGGCCTCAAAAAAACATCTTCTTCTGATGATACCCATGCATTAAATGGCGGCCTTGCCGGAAATGAATCATTTTGAGCATGAGCAACATTGGAAAGCATTAAAAACAAAATAACCAAAAACAAACTATTCTTCATAAAAATACACCTTGTATTTAGTCTATCATACATGAACAATATGTTCAAGAAGAATCTTTTATTTTTTTAAAATGTTTTTATTTTGTTAAATGCTTCTTTATAAAGTTGATTCTACATGTTTACATTTATCATTATGATAACGACATATTGTTAATTTATTACAAATAATACCACAATATTTACATTGTTCCTTTTCACATATTCTTCCAATGTTGTAATTTTTGTTTTCATTTAAAAAATCAGATATTGGTTTTTCCAATTGCATTTTTTTCGTATACTTTATACTATTTGTTCCATCATTAATCCAAATAAATCCTTTATTGTTTGCACCTCCGCGTTTTCCTAACTTGGATTGAATCTGTTTGTTGGTAAAAGCTCCACATTTTCCACCTAAAGATGCATAATGTAATCTCTCATCTTTTGTTTGAGAATGTATTCCTATTTTCATTTCTAATTGCTTTTGTCCACCAATTTTGCCACCGAGCGAAGCACGCATTATTCTTATTTCATCATTTGAAATACCAATTTTAGATGCAAGAAGGTCTTCTATTTTACCATTTTGCAAATATCTTTCATAATGAATCTTTTTATGTTCTTCAAAAGATAATGGAATTAGATTTTCAATTTCATCTTTTCCGCCTTCCCATATTGGTAATATATGGTGCAATTCATATCCTATTGGTATTTTTCCATTAATTTTTTCCCATATTTTACGTAATTTTTTTCTATTTTTATTTTTCATAAAATTATGATAACCTCAAATTAATTTGAGGTTATCATAAAAAAAAAATAATAATGAACTAAGTTATTTTATTTATTCGAATAGTTCAGTTGCACTTGGAGTTTCCGCATGAAGAACAGGTGAGACAGCCTTCAATATACGCAATATCTTCGGACCCGCAATTTTCACACTTCTTCTTTGATTTGGTACCGTCTTTAATATATCCTTTAAGAACTCTCATAAGACCTTTACCAAGAGAAAAAAGATTATTATCTTTGCTTGCGCCCTTATCAATTTGTTCAACAACATATTGAACAGGAACACCGTGTCTCAAAGCCAATGAAACGGTTCTTGTAAATGCGCTCTCTGATGTGTTGTCAAATACTGTTGCTAAATCCTTAACAATAATTTGATCATCGCCTTCTCCAATTAAAAGATTGTATGACCCATTTTTATGAATGACTCCATTTTTCTTTGATTTTGGTATTTGAACGAATTGTGAGCGTCCAGCAAATATTTCGTATGGTTTATTTTCATAAAGTCCAACAAAAACGTTCCATTTTTCTCCACCAACTGTAATATGGAATATATCACACGGTAAATCTGTTGGTCTCTTTGGTGCATGATGTTCTTCAAACTTAACTTCATCTGTTTTGTTAGATTTTGTTTCAGTAACCAAAACTCCATCGCGGCAACCATCACGATAAATTGTTACACCCTTACAGCCGGTTTCCCACCCAGTCATATAGATATCTTTTACTGTTTCTATTGTTGTTTCAGCAGGTATATTTGTTGTATTTGAAATAGAATGACAAATCCATTTTTGAGCAGCAGCTTGCGCTTTTACTTTCATAACCCAATTTATATCATTTGCACGGGATTTGTAATATGGGCTATCTTCAATTAATTCTTTACCAGAAACTTCCATCCATTTTTTATACTGATGATGATAAACTTTATATTCTTGCCATTTAATACCAAGTGCGTCTACAAAATCAACTCTTGCTTCTTTATCATTTGGGTTTATTTTTTTACGACGTTTATAAACAACTTCAAATGCCGGCTCAATTCCTGATGTTGTTTGTGTAAGAATTGATACTGAACCTGCTGGCGCAGTAGTTGTTAATGCGATATTTCTTCTTCCGTATTTTTCCCAATCAGATTTAAGCTCTGGATCAAGGGCCATGATGCGATTAATAAACACATGATTTTTTTCAAGATCATAATCATAAACAGGGAAAGTTCCACGTTCTTTTGCTAGTTTAACTGTCTCTCGATAAGCATTGAGTCCAAGTTGTTTGTATATTTCTTCTATAACCTCCACAGACTCTTCTGTACCATATCTGACTCCAAGGGCGGCAACCGTATCTCCGATTGCGGTAACGCCAAGTCCAGTACGACGACCATTAATGGCAGCTTTTTTGATTTTCGCCCACAAATCAAGCTCAATTCGCTTTACATCTTCTGGTTCTGGATCTAATTCGATCTTATTAATAATTTTATCAACGCATTCTAACTCTAAATCAATCATGTCATCCATAAGTCTTTGACCAATTTGAGATAGTTTCGCAAACTTTTCATAATCAAATGAAGCTTTGTTCGTGAATGGGTCATTTACGAATGACAAAGTGTTTACAAGTAAAAGCCTGCAAGAATCATCTGGAGATAAAACGATTTCTCCACACGGGTTGGTGCTTACTGTTCCAAAGCCTTTTGATTTATAACATTCAGTTGGTGTTGTATTAAGTATATTATCCCAGAATAGCAATCCTGGTTCTGCACTAGCCCATGCGGAGTCAATAATTTGATCCCATATATTTTTTGCATTTATTTTTCTACGTACTTGTGGATTTTCTGTTTCATCTACCGGAAAACGAACTTCATATTCTTTATTTTCTTTTACTGCATTCATAAACTCGTCAGACAAACGAACAGATATATTTGCTCCTGTTACTTTTTTAAGATCTCGTTTAATATTGATAAACGTTTCAATTTCAGGGTGATGTATAGAAATAGACAGCATTAAAGCGCCTCTTCTTCCATTTTGCGCACATTCGGAGCAGGTATTGGAAAATCTTTCCATGAAAATAGCTATACCATCCGTTGTTTTTGCTGCATTCTTAGTAGGAAGACCTTTGGGTCTAATAGTAGAAATATCAAATCCAACTCCACCACGACGTTTCATTATTTGAACCATTTCTTGATCTGTCTTAAGAATGCCACCATAACTATCATATGGTGATTCAATTACAAAACAATTCGAAATTGAAACTGTTTGATATGGATTTCCAATACCAGACATTGGTGAGCCTTGTGGAATAATATATTTAAAGTTTTCAAAATAAGAAAATATTTCATCCTCGGATAATGGATTGGCGTATTTTGATTCAATTCTAGCAAACTCCTTTGCTAATCTTCTATGCATTTCATTTGGTGTCTTTTCTAAGATGTCACCTTCTGGTGAAGTCAATGAATATTTTCCTAAAAATACTTGCGCTGCTAATTCATCACCATTAAAATATTCTATTGATTCTTTAAGAGCTTCTTCATAAGTTGCCATACGTCTTTTAATTCCTTTTCCTATTTATAAAATTACTAATTCTAGTCTTTGTAATTGTTTAATTATATGATGTTTGACAAGGTTCATTTACTTTTTTGTATCAAAAATACTTTTCTGTAAATGTAAGAAATACACTGTAAAACAAGGCATGTTGTTGCCATCTAATCGCAAACATTCATGTTTTACAGTGTATCAAAAAACAATTCAGATTAAACCTAGCATGTTATCAACATAAAATAATTTATTCAGCTACTTTCGTTATTTTTTCTAATGAAACATCATGGTCTTCTCTGTGTTTTTGCATGTTTTTATATGCATTTCTCAAAGCACTTACTTCATTATTTTTAGAAGCTTTTTCTCTTTGTTCTACCATTTCATTCCATTGTTCTATTTCGTGTTCTTTCAATATACGGAACTTTGATCTTGCTGTATCTAAATGTATTTTATATTGTATACCATCTATGCCCATACGATTTTTTGCAACGAATAATGTAGCAAGACCCGTAGCTTTTTCAATTGGTTTACGTGATAGACCCAAAACGAAATCACAAACATGTGCTTGACCATATGATTCGCTCATGTTTTCTAATCCAACAATTTCTGAGTCTGCTCCTTGTTTATTGCTTTGAACAGCAGACCAAATTGGTATTCCACGTTCACCACAAAATCCTCTCATTTCTTCAAATATTTTCTTCAATTCAAATCTTGGTGCTTCATACTTTTCTGAACTTCTCATAATTTGAATGTAGTCGATAACAATCATGTCTGGCACAAATCCAGTAACAGACAATCTCTCTAGATGACTGCGAATCATGTCAATTGTACATGTTCCCGTTGGATAGTATTTTACAACCAACTTTCCATACTTTTCCTTATTTGCTCTATAGTGTTCTTTTATTTCACCAATGCGCTCAAAACAACTTGTTGAATCTATATCTGTCAAATGAGAATCGATTCGAATACCAATCATTCTTTCATTCAATTCAAACGTGTAGAATATTACATTCTTACCTTGTTTAATTGCTTGTGCGGCGAAATGAACTAGGGTGTGTGATTTTCCTACTCCGGTCGGAGCAACAACAATCCCTAATTCTCCAGCGCCAAGACCGCCATTTAATATTTCTCTTTTGTCTAGTTCGTGACATCCAGTCGGAACAGTTTTACGATATGTTTCTGAATAGCGTGCATCAATATCGGTTTCATCATTCAATACAAGCCCTGGATTAATCGCTGTGCCGGCTGTAAGGGCTTCTCTGATGACGCCTGCTACCTTGTCATAGTCATCATGTACAATGTGCTCTACACAGGTTTCTAGAGCGTTTTGTAGCTTTTGTTTCTTGCAAAAGTCAAGAGACTTTTCTTTTACATATGGCAAGTCTGCCAAGTTTTCATTTCCGATAACTTTTTTGAGAAACGAAACAACTTGTTGATTTAATATTGCATCTTTTGCATTTTTTAAATCTTCATGCAATATAGTTTTCAATAGCTCTATAGATGGAAACTCTTTATACTTCTTATGATAACCAACATATCTGTCTGCTATCATTTTTAAATAATTGTATTCAAAGTAAGCAATGTCTAGAACTTCAATAAATTGCATTGCCCAACCTTGGTCAACAATCATAGCTTGCATAATTTTTTCTTGAAAGTTTTTATCAAAAGCGAAATATTGTTGTTGTTTCTCGTTTAAATTATCACTCATTTTATTTTTTAACTCCAAATTAATTCTTATAGGGAATAGTAAATATAACTCTCTTAGACAGAGAGACTTGTCATTCATTCATTGTATCATGACGTTTATTTTCAATAAACTGTTGAAATTACAGGCATAAATAAACATTATGAATATTTTATTTTTTTAAATAAATCAAACAAGATATGATCTCATGACATGAGAAAATCTATCAAAATCTATGTCTGAGTTTATTCCATTTGATAACAAACTTTTTATCATTCCAAGCTTGTCTATTCTTGGCTGGAAATTATTTATTGCATATTCTAATTTTGCTATTTGATTAGCAGATATGCAGTTTGTATCTAAATACATCAATTTCCAATTTCTATCTATAATATCTTTATTGTCAAAGATACTTTGATATATTTTTATTTTACTACCAGCATCTATATGCTTTTTACACATATCAATTATATCTGATGAGTAATAATCTTTTTCTGTATTTAATAACTCTGGGAATCTTTTTGCCACCGTTTTTAAACCAACTCCATCAATTCCTTTTACATCATCAGATTCATCGCCAACAATTGCTCTTGCTAAAACAAAATTACACGGGGCAATTCCATATTCTGCTTTTACCTTGTCTCCATTGATTATTATTTTCTTCAATGGATCATATATTTCAACCATTGGGTCTTCGAGCAACTGATACATGTCTTTATCGGCAGATACAATCACCTTTTTACAATTCAAAGACTTAAAGTGGTATTTAGCCAAATATGCTATAACATCATCTGCTTCAATGTCTTGAAGATATAATTGATTTACTGGCGTGTGTTTTAATGCGGCTATTAATAATTGCAATTGTTCAGCTTTATTATTTGCTGTATTTATAATCCATTTTCTATCATTATCTGTATTTGATTTTAAAGTATCTTGGGCATTTGAGCTTTTTGTTCTGCCAGACTTATATCCTTCATATATCTTTTTTCTTCTCGCAGAACCGCCACCTTGCTCCCAAACACAATAAACTTTTGAAGGTGCTAAATCATTTGTAATCCATTGAATAAACTTGATAAAACCAACAACCCCTCCAACTGGTACACCAGAAGAAGTTATAGACTGATTTGCCATGTAATATCGAATGAAATTATTCATTCCATCAATAATAACAATACTTCTTTGCTGGTGTGGTTGATGGGCCTGTTGGTTTATTTTTTTTAAATCAAGCATTTTGATATTTCAAATTATCTTCCGGAGCTTCCGAATCCTTTTGCGCCACGATCTGTATCTGATACATCATGAGATTCTTCTATATGTATAACACTATGTTCAGTAGAACCATTTGCATAAACTGGATATACAACAAATTGTGCAATTCTATCACCTACTTTAACATGATAGTCTGCGCCAGAAAAATTGTTTAACGCAACTCGTATATGTCCCCTGTACGACGGATCGACTATGCCACCGGTTGGGAATATACCTTTAGATGCCAATCCACTTCTACCTTCAATTTTTAAAAGAACATGTGATTTATTTGATAAACCATATTTAACATCTGCTAAAATCAGACCCGTATCAATCATTTCTGTCGAGCCGTTTGATATTACCAGGTCTATTACAGAATAGATATCCATTCCAACATCACCATTATTTTTTGCAATAGGAATTACCGCTGATTCAACTTCTTTCTTGAATAAAAACTTTACAAACATTTCTACCTCTTATTTATTTAATATGTTAATTACACAATATTCTTGCATCGTGTTAATCAACGATGGTTCATGAATCATACATATCTCTGGTACTACATTAAATGCTGTTTGCGTTTTTTTTAAAACTGCCCTCATTCCGGTTCTATTTATTCTAGCAAGAACTAATTTATTTTGTAATAGATTGCTTTTGTATACTTTAACTTCATTTCGTCCAGACAAAACACCATAAAAACTTCCGCAATAAACTCCATTTAAAACAGATTGTTCGTTAGCGTTATTTGGATTATAAGAAAAACTTGTTATGTCGTTAACAATATCAACAAAATCCATTGGAACAATTAATATATTTACTTCATCCGTCATTGTTGCCTGATAAATGGCCGCAGATGCCATTTTTAATGGATATATTAATGTATTATTCCATTCGTTTTGACGTGCAATAAACTTTAAAGTTGAATTAGGTGCGGCATTTCCAGTTTTATAATCTATAAAAATGCCGCACAAGTACGACCAATAATAATTTGCTAATGGATTTTTATTTTCTATTATTTGTTCTTCCATAAATTATTTCTCTTCTAATGCATCTCTGTCTTTTTCTGACAAATCTGATGTTCCTGTATATGTTGAATGTTCTCTTGGATCTGATTCATACTTGATAACAAGAGATTCCTGGAATAGTGCATCTACATATTTTTCATATGATGGATTATTTAAAATCTTTTCACCAAACTCATTCTTATAAAACTTAACTTCATCTTTAAGAACGCCATCTTCATCGTAAATAATAAAAGATTTCCATGCTCCGGTACCAGAAACGGAAACTCTTTCTTTTCCAACAGCTACGCCATTCTTTGA